CAACAGTTGTTAAGGTAATCGCCTGAGGGAGGATAGGACGCCCCGTTGAGTCGATAGCACGTCCGACAAACCCAAATTTCTTTGCACCATTGGCAACTTCGCCGTCAGTGTCAAGATATTCTACGGTAATATACTCATTATCAATTAATTGACGACCAAGAATGCCATCACCGAAGGTAATTTTGTACCTAAGGTCATCAGTTTCTTCTAAAAAGTAATTTCTGGACGTTGAAGTGAGCGCAGTTACGTTTGTAGACAGAGAATATTCATCAACTTCGACAGATTGTTCGTTTGGACGAACGAAAACCTTCATTCTTTCTGTATCTACGTCTTCTGATGGAATTATAGACTCAGATTTCTTCGTATCATCAACAAGAAAACTGTATGTGAGTAAATTTCCTTGATAAACTAGCATTTTAGTGAACGTTGCTAGTCCTGTTGACTGATCAACAGTTGCTTGTACATCAGAAAGTAAGGAAAAAATGTATGCATCTCCGCCAACCTTAGCAACAAAGGCATCTCCCTTCTTGATTTCTACGGATGTTGGAAAAGATTGATCACCAGGAAGCAAAGTTGCCTTAGCATTCAAAGTAATACATGCTCTCGATCCCTTTTTTGACCGAGGAGTGTATCCAATTTGCTTTGCAATTCTAACAATGTTATCTCTAACAGTTGCAGATTCCAAAAATGCCTCGTTCATCGACATGTTTGCCGTAAACGAAGCATAATAAGTATTGTACGCTAGGATATCAATAAGATATGAAGCCGCAGAACCCTCAAAATCATAATCTGTGAACTCTTTTCTTGTTCTCAGGTAAGATCTGATAGATTCTTTGATCTCAAAGAAGTCTAGTGACGTTAATTCTGATGGTAGTGCTGCCATTTTAGGTGCGTTCTAAAAGGAATTCGATAGTTTGAACAAGTTCTTCACCAACGATACGATACTCTAAACTTACATCGAGAGCATCTTCACTTTCTGAGAGAATCACATCCACTGCTTCAACTTCAACACGAGGTTCTAGTCGTTCAATGGTATTCCTAATTTCGTCTTTTAGGTCTTCTGCTGAAAAAACATCGAATGGTTCAAACAAAAGACCTGTAACGCGAGACCCAATATCCATTTGGAAGGGCCTTTCTCCAAATTGTGTCATAACGAGGTTCCGAACTGACTGCTTAATAGCATTTTCATTAGTAACTGTACCAAAATCATCCGTATTCGGATTCATATTGAAGGATATAGAGAAATCTTTATACCCTCGTGACAGGAATTGTTCAGATCGGAACCGATAACGTGCCAATTTTCTGATTTATATCAGTGTTCTTGTTTATTTATAGGTTCAACGGGAGGATTATATTTCAAAAACTCCCTAAAAGTCATTTTCATCTCCCGTTCTGTCATTCCACAGTGCTTTGCGGCGTGTGGAAGGTTCATTGTGGCACGATAAAGTGCCATATTTGACTCCTTGACAAGTTCGGGAGTAGTAATTACCTTATCGACCTTGACCTCTGTACCTTTTTTTCTTGCCATTACGTGATGATGCGCTTAGTTTAGTGTTTTGTGAAGATCCTTGACGGGTGACTTTGGGATTAGCAGGTACCCAGTCAAGTTTTACGAGACCTGTTGTCGCTCTTTTTGCCATTTTGCTCCTGTGGGGACTCTATGATGATAGCACATTTGGTGATCCATATGCAATAACGCTGTTACATGGATATGACCACCCCATCCAACCAGGTGTTCCAACACCAAGTGGATCCAAAACTCGTGCAAGAGGTAGTTTTGTTGAGAATACACTCAACGTTGAGGTAAATGCAAACCTAGGATGTCCAGTTCCTGCATTATCTTCGATCGTTAAGTTTGAACAAGGTATGGGTGTGGGTACGGGACACAGTGCAGACTTAGGACAAGGGCACATATAGATGATAATGTTTGTGCAAGTTGAGATATGTGGCGTAAACATATCCCCAAATGTCATACAAGGTAACCCATTGATCAACACTGTCGCTTTGATTGCAGCAAGCGGATTTACAGGAACTAGTGGTGTAGGGGGCCACCAGCATGTCCACTCCTTAATAACGATGCTGTAAGGGATTGGAGGGGTCTTACACGCCTGTACTGAGTGTACAGTGGATGGTATACATATGCCATGACCCGAACATGGAAGACCTGTGATTGGTGCTACTGGTAGTAATAGTCCGTATGCCATAATTAACCGTTAAATAAATTCTTAGTATCGGTAGAGAAATCAGATATTTGGTCATTGATATCAGACTTATAATCAAAATCTTCATCAACAAAATCCTTCCAGGTATCGTCTTCAAATTCAATGTCTCTAACAGAACTATATTGTTTCTTCAAGAGTTGTTTATCAGAAGGATCATAAGACGATGTATGAACCTTTCTTCGACTGACAGGAGGATTAGGTTGAACAACTTCATCTCTTGCATCAAAGACACCACCACTACATTCATCAAAATATGGATTTCCCATATTCCTAGCAGTTTGTCCAAAGGTGATTGTAGATCCTGCACTCCAATTCTTAACAGTCATAATACCAGATGTTGGACCAATAATCATACCAAGTTGATTCATTTTATATGGGTCAATTGCAATAGATAGGTCATTCACATATTCTAATGCAAATTCATTTTGTACACCAGCAGTAGCACTACTACCACCAAAGATACCTGCCCAGAGGGCATCCAAGGCATTAGATCCTGCTGCCCATGTGTAATTATACAACACTGGGAATGTACATGGGTTAGCAAAAATACCACCAACCAATGTACCAAATCCTTGATACACACCTTGGGATCCATCACCTCTTGATTCCCAGAATGTTTGACCAGGAGTCTTACCTTGGGTTTGATTATCACCACTACCTAATGGGTAATATGCACCATAGACATCTAATACACCATTAGGGTTACCATTACCACTACTACGATATACATATGTATCCCAACACTCATGTGCTGGCATACCCCCAGATAATCTTTCAACAGATGCCGTATAGTATGTACTGCTATTGTTAGTTGATCCTGCTGCTACAAGTTCTGTGGTTGTGGTTGACTCTCCCGTCTCTGGATCAGTTGTAGTGGTAGTGGAGGTAACATCAGGAGTGCTATATGTAAGTGAACGTCTTCGGTATGTTTTAATGTTTTGCCCTAACCATACCGATAACTGTGATAGTTCAGAAAAGTTACCATGATCCCAGTCATAGGTATTCTCATCCAGTCCGATCGGAACAAAGATAACATCGTCACCACCACTAGGATCCCAGTAACATCTACCTTCAACAGCACCTGTTGCATTACCAGCAGGAAAAGATATACTTGCTAAGTTTCTAGTACACTTCCAACAATTCTTCTTATCACCAACTACAACTTCTCTTGGTTGTGTCAATGCTGGTTGTTCTAAACTATGCATAAACTCCATGAAGTTTTCACCATCTGGTCCAGTAGTCCTACCACGTACAGACATAGTAACTTTAAAACTACCATTGTCTATTTTGGATGCACAGTATTTGTAAACAATCCATCCGAATGCTCTACCAGAATCTGGATCAATGTAAGGACAAGGTAAATCTTTAAATCTAGTTACATTATAGAACTTTGGTTGTGGAATAACAATACACTCCTGACCATTGTTCCATCCGTAGAAGTCAGATAGTTTATCATGCTCACCATCTGCTACCGCTGCTGCCTGCTGCGCCTCAGAATAAGATGTTTGATACATTTCAGCAAACGCTGTACTATTTGTGATCAGATTTTCAAGATCACTAGCAGTTGGTAATGCAGCACTCACTAATTTAGGTGCAGTGATCTTAACACATGTCTTTGGTATACCTTGACACAACTGGGTTTTTTCTACGGGATCGACTTCACCAATTTTAATATAACCAGTTGGATACTTAGCATTAAAACCATTCATCATGGTTTGTAAACTACCAATCGTACCATCATCAAGAACTGAAAGTTGATCACTTCTAAGTTTCGACTTCTCACCAACTATTTCTTTAAGTGATTTACTCGTTACCTTAGCATCACGGATTCTCCCTGTCACAGGATCGCGATCTCCTCCACTGATAGACTCTTCCTTTGATGGAGGTGCCACAGTATCCTTAAATGCTTTTTGTGCCTTTTTAGTATTAGGACCCTTCATCTTATATTCTTCTTCCTCAACATCCACCACAAAGATCTTGGGAGGATTATCTGGATCGGGATCATATCCACTACCACGATCTACAATAGTGATCTCCTCAATAGCACCATTCGCATCAACCTTACTAATCTCGATGACAGCAGGTTTCATATTTCTCTTTCGACGATCTTCACTACTAGTCGTCTTTAATTGCTTATCGCGAATACTCAGAGTTTCTAATGTGTACTGACGCTCATCCTCGTCCATACCTTCAATCTTAATATCCTCATTACCAGAACTATAAGGATACTCATTCTCCCGTTCCTGCATCCTCCTTTTACTATCTCTATTAATACCACTCAGGGTTTTCTTAGTGATTCGTTTGATGTTATGATCATAGTCATCACCATCATAGTTTTCAATATGATCTTCTGGTATTCTGAATTTTGTATTCTCAAACTGGAATTGTTGTGCTACTTCACGAGTTAGATCCATTGCACCATACTCATTCAAGATCAAAGGATCCTGAATTACAACTGTTGGATTCTTATAACCAAATCCTGCATTGTCAATGATGACACTTTGTAAACGACCATCAGATGATATCTTTGCTGATAGTTCTGCTTGGTCCACAGTCTTACTATGAACTAGTGCTTCCTTATCAATCTCTACTTTATAATAACTTAGTCTCTTCGGAAATTCATATACACCAAAGAATGCTGCCCTATCTGCAACACCATACCCTGCAATGATTTCGATATTAGCAGGATCTCTTCCATTCGGTGTAAAGATTTGACCCTCAGTAAACGCATCACCCTCACCAATCAGTTCCATGTAACCACAACGTAGTTTGTTACCGAAGTAAGCATGTTCGCCAATCTCCCATCCATTGATAGTATCACCCGCTTCAAATCTATCAAGACCACCATCAACGTATCTAAACAAGAGTGTATGACTCTCAGTATCACATACCTTGAAACATTCATTCATTCCCTCATGAGCAAACTCTGTGAGTTGTAATGATGTGTTAGTAGTCTTCCACCTGTCCTGGCGGATCTCATAAAAATGTGAATGATACTCCTTGGTAAGTAATGCTTCATCACATACACACTTATCCGTAGCAGGACGAGTATTAGCAGGTACACCTGGTACTAACTTATTCGGACAGGTATTACGATCACTAATACTATACTGTACAGAAAAGATCGGACCATTCCATGGATACGATGTATTGTAAACATAGTAAAAGAACTGTGAGTCAAACGTTGCATGGAATTCTAGGTACTTAGGTACTGCTGCTTTTACCGCACCATTCTTACCATACATCCATTCAAACAATGCATCACGATTATTCATCGGACATAGATCACCACCCCATGCAATAGAAGGATGATCATTCGTTGCATATGATCCTGTCTTTCTATAAGATCTAAAATATGACCAGTCAAATTGACCATTACTAGTGTTACTAGCACCACCTGGTAACATCTGACCATTAACATCATATTGTCTTAGATACCCTGCATCAGCATCAAACTGATACTCATAATTTTCATGTGTGTAGATAGCAGGACTACCGCCTCTACTAGGGTGACCACCTAAATCAATCCCCTGCCAATTATACCATCCATCACGAGTGTTATAATCAACTGGTGTACTATATCCAATAGGACCAATCAGTCCAACATCCACCATGAGACGTGGACTACCTTGGGTACTATCTTTCGCAAAACAATATCCTACAATACCAACATAATCATATTCTTCACCACGCGCTTCCTTACAATTAGGAACACCAGGTACTCCACGTTCTAGATTAACTTCCGATGCTGGATCGACAGTATAGAAATGATCTCGTGATGATGAACTACTTGATTTGTAATATTCATACAACGGTACAACAGTCTCACCACTATCTGCATAGTCTTGGGCATCTGATTCAGTATTAAACACATACCCTAATGGTTCAATATAAACATACCCACTCGCTGGTCCACCACCTGCTCCTGCACTATACGACGGGTCATTATCTGCTACTAACCACGTATCGTTCTTACTATTCTCATACCAATGATGTAATGCTTTTGTCTTACCATCCTTTGGTGATCGTGCTAAAAAGAATACAGGATCCCCTCGACGCGGTTCTCTATTATATGATCGCGCAACCTTATCACCACCTTCACCCTGTCCTACGGTCTCACCAGTAAAGTCCGTAGGCCAACGTAATGCACTCCTTGGTGTATACTTATGATCATTCGTCCCACCACTACGAAACCACCTGAACACAGGTTGGCGATTATAATCACATTCGTCTAGTGTTGTACCTTCATCACCAAAACATTGTTCATCATTATCTCCAATATAATATACCCGATCATCACCAAATACTGATGTACCTGGTCCGTCATCATTAAATGTAATACGATATCCAGTACCACCACCAGTATGATGAGCATGAGACGCATAGTTATTACTACTTGGTCTCTGCCATTCTTGCTTATATTCTCCACCCGAGTCTACATTAGGAAATGATCGACTCGTTTCCTGGATATAAATCGCCATTACGATTGATCAATTCTATCTTCCATCATATTTAGGCGCATATACATATCATCAAACAATTCACGCATATTCAAATAGTCCTCATAACCATCTGGTTTATACTTGATCATATCTGCACCAGGTGTTGGCATATGTCCCATTGCTTTCTCAACTACTGTTAAACGAGCACTTAGATTCTCCATCCCCTTTGCAATCATTTCCATATGTTCCTTATACACATTAAGAAACTCTTCGGTCTCATTCATAATTACTGACTCAAATTACTGGTTTTGCTCTTCGGATTTTTTTACAACAATACTCCCATCAATCTCCTCACTCCACTCTACCATCATCCCTGGATACCACCCCAGATCCTCCATCACCTCCTCAGGGAATGTAATATAACAATCATCATTCTCATCGACTTCCACAGGTACTACAAATCGTTTGCTCATAACTCTTTTCTCTTTTATTTTTATATAGGTTTGTACAAAACTGTGAACACCTCCCTAGACCCCTCTATATGGTCCCCTGGGATGCCTCACATGCTCATACAGTATACTTACAGTCTCTCGCAAACATATCCAAATATACTCTATCTCGACCCTCAGAGGAATCTTTTTATACTCAGAAATTTTTTGATATACAGGGGAAACATTCATTAACTTAATATATCGACCGCTCTGGGATACTGTTGTAGGTTAGAGAGAAGGTACTTATTAATATACCGCTACCACGATATAACATAACGGGGCAACGGTTACTGTCATATAGGGGACAGGATTAACTGTCCCTCAGTTACACTGCCACATCATAACATAGTCCTTCCAGTATCAGATAGTCACACCACTGTGTATACTGATGGAGTTGCTCATTGAGTCCAGTATCTATCAAGAACTGTGCTAACTCTATCTGTTCATCAGGGGGGAGAGATCCACAATCATATAGATCCATCAGTGTTTCATACTTAATGGGGAGATTCATTGTGTAGAATAGTTGATGCAATCAGTGAGTGCTTGTTGATAGTTAGGGAAGGGACCATTCTTAGGACATTTGTTGTAATCATACCTCCAAAAGTGTCCCTTACGATCCTCCCAGATCTTAACAGTTATTGGAGGTTCTGTGTCTAGTTTGATACTCTTATGCACTAGTAGTCTCCCTCTGATTGTTCTTCAATAGACTCTACACATAGGTCATCAATGTCTATGATAGTAGTGAGAGAATCATCTTCTAGAATCTCATCAATCCAGTCAGCAATATCGTTGAAATCATTCATAATCAGAGGGGTCGAATTGTTGTTGTTTTGGTTGATGCTTACCTGTGGAAAAGTCTGTGGAATCAGTATCATTGTAGAGAGACGGTTTGCCTGTGGAATACTGTCTCTTTTCTCGGATAGACTTGGGTCGTCTGCTGTTATGCAGGTCGTTTCGTTTGTAAGTGCGTCCCATTGATGTGTGTAATGAAAGTGTTATCGAGTAACATTGCTATTATGTAGCATCTGTGAGGATTTGTCAAATGACTGTGTGCAACTCAGAAAATCGTCCCTGTGTAGTTGACAGTCTCTCGGTTGATATGTTACGCTCCAAGGTGACTACAAATGGAGACAAAACAGAGTATTTAGACATCTATCAGGAGAGGTATTCTGAACACTAGTATGTTTATTTAATGATTTAAATAATTCACAGTAATGTGGAAAACTCTCCGCAATCTGTGGAAAACTTATGTAGGAATCACATTGAATGTTAGAGTGATTCTATTATCTGTTGGGTTAGATTCGTATCCATGTGTAAGGTTAGATGGATAGATTAAGGCGTCTCCTTGTTCAACAGGGATAGTTGCTTCTTGTAGATTAAAGGCAGTCATCTGTTCATAGGGTAACATCATGACAGGGAACATTGATGATAGGGTGTTACGTTTGAATTTAAGATATGAGTGTGAATCAGGTATATAATTGATGAACATTGTTCCACTGAATAGGCAGTTACTGTGTTCATGTGGTGCATAGATTGCTTGTGGATGTGCGATCTCTAAGTAACAATCAGAGATGGCGAAGTTAGATGCATAACAGAGTGATGATTCGTTTGCCTTTCGTACTGCTGTGAGGAGTTCAGATTTAAGATCAGGTAGATCATCTAGGATCTTATTTGTTGGTCCTATCTGTTGAACGTTATGGCAGATTGCTTGTCTATCATGATCAACGAAATCTTCATTCTTCATCCAAGAGATGATCTTAGGAACGAAATCTTGCATGGAGTATTTGGTAACAGGTGCCATGAATAACCCATAAGTTTCAAATGTTACTTGATCATCGAGGGAATCAGATAGGTTGATTTCTTTTGTCATTATGTTTTAATAGTGAATGAAGTAGGTGTAACTATGTAGGGGTGTGATTGAAGAGGTTAGAGCGTCTTCTAGGGGTGTTAGATGTGGTGTTTACCGTATCACCTGATTTGTTGTTAAATCATATCGGATAGGTAATTTAGTGATTTGATTGATATTCACTTGTTGTATTGTAGCACGTTTAATGTTAATACCATTAGAACGATTACCTAAGAGACGATATGCAGTTTGGAAGTCAATCTGTGGAGGGAATTGTACATAAGTCTCGATGATGTTTTTCTTACGTGTTGAACGTGAAATCTTGATGATCATTTAGAGAGTTTTGTAATGATGGAAAGATTAGATTTAGACTGATAAGTCTTCTCGAATTTCTGACTCCATACCCTGTTGATTTTGCGGGTGGTGACTTGTGATCTATCGAATAAAGGTTGATTGCGAAGAGTACCGTTGTAGGTAGAATTGAGTGCTGATGATGTTTTCATGAGATCAGTTAGCGACGGGGGTGATACGATAGCAGTGCTGTGTTGACCATAGTTTGTTATGCATTGCCATGATATCTAATGCTCTCATCTGTGTCATAGGGAGGAAAACGGTGTTCTCCCAGTTACCAATTTTACCGTACTTGATTTGAAGTTGATACATTGTGAGTGAAGTATGAGTGTGAAAAGTGTTGTTGATCAGGCGAAGATGTAACCGTTCTCAAACTCACGAGTTACGTTATTATCGCGGATGAACCACTCATAGTTCTTCTGAAAAACACCGTCTGTTTTACCATTACAGAACTCGTTGATCAGTGCATTTAAGCGTGATTTTGTGGTCGTGGTCTGCCAACCGCCATCGAAGATTGTCATTGAGTTGTCATCAATCTCAGCGATTTTGTTACCATGAAGACGCACGATAGAGGTGCCTGATTCCTCGTTAAAATGCACTGTTGTGTTGCTGCTAGTCCAGTTGGAGGAGGACTGAACAGCGGCGCACATTTGGGTTTCGATCTTACGCATGGTTGGTTTTGGTGTAGTGTGGTTGCGGGGGGCGGTTCGCTGTGCCCCTCTCGCTTGAATCAATTATAGTCTATCTGGGGTGCCCTGTGAAGGGGTTTCCGCAAAACTGGGTCGGTTCGCGGATTGTCACAAGTCAAATTCTTTATACTTAGCGATGTATTGTGTTGTATCGTCGTTTACATACTCTTCGATCATTTGCTTGCACTCACATACAGTATCAGCACCAAAAATACGATCATAGATGAACACACCCTCGCTAATCTCATTCCGCTGGTTGACACGATACTTGGGAGGATTAGGATTTCCGATGTGTTCGCCATCGAAATCTTCGGTGATAGTGAATGCAGCGAGGCGACGATCGTTGTGCCAAACTGAATCCTCCGTGATCCAGATATCCTCGCAATAGTGAATGTAATCTCTGCGGATTGTCTCGTCGATGAATAGCATGATGAATGAAATGTGTGTGTCTTATGTGATGTGATTCTACATTGAATCTATCTGACGTTGAATAGTTTCGTTACGTTCCTCAATCATATCAACAAGAGAGGAATCCATGAGGTCAATGAGAAAATTAGCGCCTAACAAGATAATGATAGCGGAAAGGGCGATTCGCATGATGAGAAGATTTAGTGAAGAATGTGAAGCGATTAGAGTGTTACAAACGCTTCAATTACATGCCGTTCATGTATTCATGTAGTTCAGCAAAGTATTGCTCTTCGGTCTCAAACTTGCGACCATAGATCTCACATCGAAATGTATGTTTTTGAAACATAGCGCCTGCAACTTCGATATCTTGTCTGTCATACTGCAACTTCGATATCTTGTCTGTCATAACCCATTTCGAGCAGGGTATCAGTGTAAGGGTTGCCAGTAGTCATTTGAGTGAGATTCTTGAAGAGTGGATATGATTTAGTGGTGCTCAGTTTGATGCCTCCATAAACACATCGTAGAAGCAATCGAACGCCGCTGGATCATGACAGAAGGAGTTGATTCCTGCCTGATCGCATAACCAATCGTATGCCATATCAATGTCCGCACCTGTATCTAATACAAAGGATTGTAACCCTCGGAGAGCGTTAACAAAAGCGGAGTCGTTGAGAAGCATTTGAGTTGTGTTCGTTTGTCTTGAATCAATTGTAGTCGATCTGGGGTCGTTTGGATAGGGGTTTCACCAATATTGGGTCAGTTCCCCGACCGTCACACCCTAGAAAACTGGCATCGGGGTGATATTGTTTGGAGTGATCACCATATATTCAGATTGAGTGCTTTTGTTCTTTACATCTTCAATATCGTAATACAGATCAATTGTTTTAACAACACCTTGATATTGTGCTTCAAGAACATCATCAATCTTCGTGCGATTCTTCGACTTCACAACATCATCGAAACCTTTCACTTTGCCTGCTTTGGTGAACATAGGTGCAACACGAGGCATCACAGTGATGAACAAGATAGACTCAATTTGAGTACACTCGGGAGAATAATACAACCTAGCAGACTCACCGATGGTGGTATTTGCATAGTTCTTGATATTCTTGTTCACACTGCTTTGATATGCTTTATCAAGGATTACGACCTTAATGTTACCCTCATTGTCATATCCTACCATGTCAAGATCAAATGTCCCACCGAAAGCATCATTTTCCAGTCGTTGTTCAAACATCCAATTGTACTCAGCAAAGCGAGGATTGGTGTTCAAAAGTTCATCTAACAGCACTGCATGTAGTCGTTTGACACGTTCCTTTCCTTTGGTATCTTGAAAGGAAGTGATCAAGAATTCTTCGAGAATCATGGTGTTGGGAGTAACTTAGTGGATGAAATGATTAACAAGAACGTGAGCATGATTACCACGTCCCATGATTTAGTTCTAATGAAGAATGGCACTGAGATAGCATCACCTATAAACTGCATCATCACTCCTAATGTTATATTCACATGTAGGATGATAAAGTATGCAGCGACCACAAGAAATGATCCTATGACTCTACCAGTGGTGTCAATCTTCATCAGAAAGGGTTGCTCCAAGACTCATACTTTTTCATGGTGATGTAACCCTCACGGCACAATTCATCAGTGAAGATACCCCATGCCTCACGCTTTGCGACCTTATCTGTTGATTTAGTCGCCATCCAATTGTATTTGAACTGTTGGAGTGCTTGTGCTTTGGTGATGGTCAAGGTTTGTGTCCTTTGCTGATGAATCAATTATAGAGCATTTGGGGGGATCTGCATAGGAGTTCACACCCAATTGGGTACAGTTCCCCTAGTGTCACAAGGTTTGTTGATATTCTCGCAGTGCTTCGATAATAATAGATTTCAACTCAATTCTCTCCTCTGTTGTGAAGATAGTACGTGTCTTTACTGGCATCGGAGGATATTCACGTTCTGAGTTGTTGTTACTCACACCAGGAAGACTCATGCCTTGTGTGTCAATCTTATCCATTACTTACCAACTCCCATGGGATCGTCTGCATTATTCTCTAAAACTGAAATTAACTCCTCACCAGTTTCAAGAGATTCAATAACCTCAGGGAACTCACTTTCTGCAATTGCTAACATCTCATCAAACGTGAGTTTATCACACTCACGAGACAAATACTCATAAACAATGCCTTGAACTTCGCCTTTACTAAGTTCACACGCCATAATGCGTACACATTCATTTTGTAGAGCATCTCTGTCGATAATGTTGTCTTTTGTCATTGTGCTTGTTGAATAGTTGAATCGTAATAGTTCATCATTTTGGTGTCACGCTCTGCTAGGAAGTTAAGATAACCTACAAGAGCAAACATGACACAAATGCCTGATAATCCGTATTGTGTGATCTTACTCATAGGTTTGTTTGATTGCATCAGATTTGAAACGACGGCATAACTTAAACAACAGTTTTAAGTCATCTTCAATCACATAACGAAACGAGTCAGATTCGATGATGAACTTACCATCTTCCAACCACACTTGTGGGAGTTGTTTCTTGTAAACTGGGAGATCGAAGAGCATGATGTTAGATAAGGGTTTGTAGTGAGTGTTAGTTAAGGGTTAGAATACGTTGGTCCATGCGTAATGTTTAGCAGAACTGATTCTACCATCTTCAAGTAACCCATCACACACGCGACAGAATACTTCAAACTTCTCCAATCGTGTCATTTTAGTATCAACGCTCTTTGCAGTTTCACCGACGACTTTGAGAAGTTGTGTTTTGAGCATGATGTTAGTTAGCAGGAGTAGAAGTGATCTCTTTGATAGTGTCCCATCCATTGAATTCATGGAAGAGTTTATCATTCAGTTTGTGAGCATTTA